TCGTCAACGATTGTTTCATCGAAGGCGAAATCGCGCCGATGCCCGACCCGGAACAAACTCAGCAGCAAACGTTGATCGTGCCGATCGTCGTCGTGACGGGCGACTGATCCGATAATACAACCGGGGCGCGAAGGCGTCCCCTTTCAAAGGAGACAGATCCATGAAGCAATTCGGCATCGGTTTGGTGGTCGGAGTTCCTACCAGCGCAGGAAACAACGCCACGCCTTCGTTTCCCCAACGGTTCGGCGTGATCAAGGAAGCGCAGGTGGAATTTTCCGGCAAGCTGGAAAAACTTTGGGGCCAGAACAAACTGCCGGACGACATCGCGGCGTCCGACATGGAATTCAAAGGCAAGGCGGCCTTCGCGGAAATAGAGTCCGACGTCTACAACTCTTTGTTCTTCGGGGACGTCATTTCGACCGGGTCGAAGAAGATGGTTTCGGACGAGGCCCCCGCAGCGGTCGCGGGCAACAACTTCACGGTCGCGAACGGCGGCAACAACTTCTATCAAAACTTCGGGCTGCGCTACGCGTCGACGGGCGTCACCCTCGAACAGGTCGGAGCGGGGAACGAGGCCACCGGCAAGTACAGCGTCAGCGCGACGGGCAAATACACGCTCGGAGGGAACGACGCGGGCAACAACGTGTTGTTCCTGGTGTCCTACGCCTACACGTCGACGGCCGGGAAAACCCTGTTGGTTACCAACCACCTGCAAGGGTACGGCCCGGTGTTCGAACTCTGGCTGTCGATGCCTTACCAGGGTGACAACGGCGTCCACCTGTTCCAATGCAAGTCGTCGAAAATGAGCCTGCCCCTCGACAGGGCGAAGCACGTTTTCTCGGACTTCGAGTTCGAGTCGTTCCCGAACGCGGCCGGAAGCATCATGGAGTTTTTCCAAACCACCGCGTAGGAGGTCCGATGGCGTTCACACCCAAGAAAACGTTGTTCACGCTGGCGGTCGACGATTACCCGAAGGAGATCACGGCGCTGACCTTCCCGATGCTGCAGGGATACGCGGAGAAGATCGGCGCCGACTTCCACGTCATCACCGAACGCCGTTTCCCCGATTGGCCGGTGGTCTGCGAGAAATGGCAGATCCACCGCTTGATGCAGGAACTCGGGAGCATGTGGGGCGTCTTCTTCGACGCCGACGCGCTGGTGCACCCCGAGACTCCGGATTTCACGGGCCTGCTGCCGTTGACCACCGTCGCGACGTGGAAACGGGACAGCGCGGGCCTGCGTTACAAACTCGATCGCCATTTCATCCGGGACGGCCGCTCGATCGGGACCTGCGGATGGTGTTCCATCGCCAGCTACATGTGCCTCGACCTGTGGAAGCCGCCCGACGACCTGACGTTCGAGCAGGCGCTCGACCAGGTTTACCCCACGGTCGGGGAAGCCTCGAAAGGAATGGAGCGCAGCCACCTGTTGGACGACTATATTCTTTCGCGGAACATCGCCGAACGGCATTACGATTTCATCACCCTCGAAAACCTCCTCGGCAAACTCAGCCTGTTGAACATGAGTTTTGCCGTTCACGGTTACCTGATGAGCGTCGAGGACAAAGTGGACCTCCTGAAGACGACCCTTCGGACCTGGCGTTGCGGCCCGCCGTTGCCCGAGCCGGAAACGGTCTACAAGTCGCCCGGGATCGAAGGCTGGATCACGGACGAAGAGTTGCAGTGGTTGTTCGAACAGGCCCGGAAGCGCCGAAGCGTTTTGGAGGTCGGCTCTTGGTGCGGCCGGTCGACCCACGCCCTGCTGTCCGGATGTCCGGGGATCGTCATCGCGGTCGACACCTGGAAAGGTTCACCGACGGAACGGGCGGGACCCCACCGGAGGGCAGCCGAGGACCCGGAGTCGGTCTATTCCGATTTTATGAAGAACGTCGGGGCCATGCCGAACCTGCAGATCCTCCGCATGGATTCGATCGAGGCTTCCCGGAAGTTCGGGAACAAGTGCCTCGACATGGTGTTCCTCGACGGCAGCCACGAGTACGAGGATTTCAGTCGGGACCTGGCGGCCTGGATTCCGAAAACCCGTTTCATTTGCGGGCACGATCGGAACCAGGAAGGCGTTCCTTTGGGCCTGAAGGAAGCCGGGATTCAAATCTTGGAAGGGCCAGGGTCGATCTGGATAGGCGACCTGGTATAAGGCTATGGCTTTGCGTACCGCAGCACCGCTGCAAAGAGATCGTGACAAGGCGTGGGTGTTTACATTACCCTCGTCCCCGACCTCGACAGCGACCGTTTAAAACGAAGTTTTCGTTCGGGAAGGAGAACGAGCATGCGAACCAAGGAAATTGACATCGACGGGCAGAAATACAAGATCGGCGCACTGAGTTTCGACCAGGTGGAAGCCTACCTCGCGCCTATGCCGGAGAACCTGGAAACCGACGACGAGAAGGCGAAAGCCTACAGGACGCGGGCGATCGAAATGATCTGCAGCGGACTGAACAACGGCATCCCGGAATCGAACGGGAACGTGCAGAAGGGTTGGGACGAAGCCCGGTTCCGCAAGGAGTGCGATTACGTGGTGTTCAACAAGCTGCACGACGAAATTCTTATCTTCTCCGGCCTGAAGCTGGAGACCCCGAAGCCCGAACTGCCGGGGGGGGTGTAGGCTCCGAAATCGATTTCGCCGACATTAGGAGCCGGATCGCCACGGCGACCGGGACGTCCTGGCCCGACATCGGCCGAATCCCCTGGCCCGACGTTTTGGCCTTGCATCGGCATTGGACCATGTTCCCACCGGCGCACGTGACCCTGGCCCTGATAATCGGAGCGGCCGGGAAAGCGACCTCGAACCAACCAGATCGGATCCGCGAGGAGGAGGACCGAGCGTTCGCCTCGTTGGGACCTGCGAGATCGTTCGATTCCCTGCCTCCGGTCGTCCAAGAGTTCCTGAAGGAAAACACCGGCAAACAGAAAGAGGTCTAAATGGGAAGCACCGACGCCTTACGCATCTTGACCCAGATGGACATCGGCCCGATCCTGTCGGGAATGAACGGGGCCGCCGACGCGGTTACTTCTGGAACCGGCAGGATGAACGCCGACTTCCAGAAAATGCAGGCTCAATTCGAGTCGACCGTCGCGGGCATGAGGGCCGAAGCCGAGCAGCTGCAGGCCCGAGTCGCGGAACTCGAAGCCCAACTCGCGAACGTGGGCAAGCGCGGGATCTCAAGCGCGACCGAAGCCCGACACGCCATGCGGGGCCTGGGCGAGGAAATAGGCATCCACATGCCTCGCTTCGTTTCCACCTTCCTGTCCTCCTTGGGTCCGGTCGCCACGGTCGCGGCCGCCGCCTTCACCCCGATCGCGATCGTCGGAATGATTCAAGTCCTCGGGCAGATCCCCGGCGCGATCGAGAAGGGCATCAGTTCGCTGCGCGGTTGGGACGCCGAAGCCAAGAAGACTTTCGAGGACTCGCAGGCCCACATCATCGCGATGACCCGCGCCATGATCGACGGCGCGAATTCCATCTCCAAGGCGCAGGCCACGGCCGGGAAAAGCGGCCTGGTCCGAACGGCCGCAGAGAAGGAAGCCCTCGACAAGGAGATCGCCAACTACGAGAAATACCAGACGACCCTGAAGGCCCAACTGTCCGCGTCTGAAAACGTGAAGAAGTCGATCGAGGTTTCCTGGAAAGGAATCGGCAGCGAAATGCTGCACGCGTTCGAGGGGATGCCCTCGCCGGAATCCTCGAAACTTTTCCTGCGGCCTTTCATGGGACCCGAACTCGACCAGGCGAAGACGAACATCGGAAACCTGAAGAAGCAGATCGAGGACCTCGACCTCACGTTGGTTCGGCTGCGGGCGCAGGCCAAGATCGTTCCGATCGAATCCGCAGGAGAGAGCGCCAAGGAGATCGACGAAACCAAGGACGCCAAGATCACCGCCGACCATCAGGCCGCGCTTGCCAAGGTCGAAACCGACAAAGCCGCGTTGGAAGAAGAACGACGCTTGAACAAAGTGACCCTGGACGAGTACGTCGCCCAGGCGAAAGCGATCGCCGCGCAGGAACTCGCGATCAACCTGGCGACGATCAACCAGAAACGCGCCCAGGCCCGCGCCGAAGAGAAGACGGTCGGGACTCCTGCAGGCCCGAAGATGGAAGCCCTCCGGGGCGAAGAAGTCGCGGCGCGGGAAACGACGGCCCGCGAGGTTCAGAAGATCGAAACGACGGCTGCGGCCGAGCGGATCACTCTGAACGAAAACGAAACCAAGGCCCGGATAGAAAACCAGAAGCGGTACCAGCTCGCCGTCGTCGCCGGCGAAGAGGAAGTGATCAAGGAACAGTACGCCGCGCACCAGATTTCGGCGGCGCAGGAGACGGCCCGGTTGACCGGCGTGGCCGACCAGAGGTTCGGAATCGAGAGGGCCGCGCTCGTGAAGGAAGTCGAGGAAGCGGGGAAGCAGGGCGAGAAGAAACGGGCGCTGTTGATAACCCTGCTCGGGCAACTGCAGACCCTAGAAGTGGAACACGCGAACTCTGTGCAGGCTATCAAGGCCGAGGGTACGCGAAAGGAAATAGCAGACCGTCAGATCGCCGAAGAGATCGCGTTGCGCGACGCCGAGGAAACGGCCGCGATGGAGTTGAAGTACGCACAGTTCGTCGACGCGCAGAAACTCAAAAGCCATCAGATCTCGATGAGCCAGTACGCGAAGGATCAGCAGGCCGCGCTCGACAAAAACTTCAACGACATGCGGACCGCCATGGACAAGTGGATCGCTTTCATGGAAGCCAACAACGAGAAGGGCACGCGGCAATACCAGATGGCCCTGGCGAAGCGAAAGGAACTCTACCAGAAATACATTCTGGATTCGGAGAAACTGACGGCCCAACTCAACGCGAAAGAGCAGGCGGCCATCCTTCAAATGCAATCGCTGTGGAACGGCGCGTTCACCCAATGGATCACGGGGCACGAAACCCTGGCGAAGGCGGTCGTGAAAGCCTGGGACACGATGCTGGTCGGGATCGTCAACAACCTCCTGAAGATGCTCGAACAAATGTTGGTGAACTACGCCATGCAGAAAGCGGCTTCGAGTAAAAACATCCTGCAGCAGGCCAAGGAAGCGGCCGCGAAAGCCTACAACGCGATGGCGGGCATCCCTTACGTCGGCCCCGTTCTCGGCGCTGCGGCTGCGGCGGCCGTGTTCGCGGGCGTGATGGCTTTCGGTACGGCGGCGAAAGGCGCGGTGGCTCCCGAGGACATGATGATGTTTCAGCACGCGAAGGAAATGACTTTGCCGGCGCACCTGTCCACGGGCGTCGAGGCCATGGTGAAAGCCTACACCTCCGGAGCGGGCGCGGGAGGACCGGCGGCCATGCGAGGCCCCGCTCCCACGATCAACTACCAGCCCACGGTGTACGGTGAGAAACAGTGGGCGAAGAAAATGCTTCGTCAGCACTCCGACGAACTCGGTGCGATCGTCCAACAACTGATGCGCGACGGAAAAGTTCGCGCCTATTGAGGCGTCATGAGCAACGACGTTTACCCGAACGCGGTACGAGGCTTGACTTTCACGGTGGTTCGAGCTCCGGAATTTTCCACCGTCGTTCACTCGGCCCCGAACTTTCAGCAGACCCGAATCAGGCAGGCGGCCAACCCGCGCTGGCATTGGGAATTGAAGTACGATTATTTGAAAAACATCCCGACCGACCTGGCGCCGACCCTGACGCAAACGGACCTGGCGACCCTCTTCGGTTTCTTCCTCGGGCACTGCGGCGAGTGGGACGACTTCGTTTTCAACGACGCGCAGACGCCGGACAACTCGGTCGGACCCGCCCTGATAGCGGGGAATCCGAACCCGAACGCGCAACTGCAACTCCTGCAGGACAGCGAAACGTCGGTTTGGTATTCGCCGATCCAAAGGAATTTCGGCGGCTGGTTCCTCGAAGACATCGCGGACCTGAACGGCGCGATCGCCGTGTACGACAACAAGGTGCTGAAGACGTTGAACACTCACTACCAGGTCCTCGGACCCGGACTCGCGATCCCCGGATACTCGTTCGCCGGCAAGTACCTCGAATGGCTTTACACGCCGACGGGTCCGATCAACGTCGCGTTCAATTTCTATTTCCGCGTCCACTACGAAATGGACCGCCTGGACTTCGAAAAATTCATGGACCGGCTTTGGACGGGCGGGGGACAGCGGGGCGGCAGTTCCATTAAAATCGAAACGTCGAGGATATACATCCCGTCATGAAAAGAGTCATCAACGGAAAGAACATCGACACGACGACCTCGGTGATCGCGTGGTTGAAGTCCATCAACAACCCGATGATCTGCTGCCTGTACCTCATCGGGGAAGTGGACGACCCGGACGCGCTGTTCCTCACCGATTGGGATTCGCCCTTGCGCTATTCGCTTTACGGGACCTTCTGGCCCGCCGTGATCTCCCGCGCCCAGGTCCCGAGTAAGATCGGTTTCGAGGTCGCGAAGCTGCAGGTCAGTTACTCTCCGAAGTCGGCCCCGACTCAGTCCATGGCGACTGCGGACCCTTACCAGCGGGCGCAGGAAAGTTTCTACGACGATTGGCCGATGCGGATCTGGAATTGCTACATGCCCACGCGCGGCGACGCGAACACGTACGGGTGTTCGGAACTCTTCGGAGGCCGGATCGGGGACACCGAAATCGACCGCGGCGAAATCCGTTTCGCCTGCACGAGCTTCCTGGACGTGGTCAACCAGATGGTACCGGCCCAGGTGATCGAGATCACGAACCCGATGGCTGCGGCCACGGGCGCTGTTCCTCCTCCGGGCATGTCGCAGATCCCGCAGTTCAACGTGATCGCCGGCAGCACGCAGACGGAACTGATCTGCGATTGCACCTGGCCCGACGCGCACCACCTTTTCGCGGACGATTCGTTGCACAACGGCTTCATCGTTTTCAACAAGGCCCCAGGCGCGACTCTCGGCGGGCAATGGTCGGGGATCCAGAACAACAGGACGATCAACGTCGGAGGGAACAACTACAACGCGATCACCCTGTACGCGCGGATGCCCTTCGCGCCGACTCCCGGATCGGACACCTTTTATCTTTCGGGCAAAGCGCCCGTCAACCAGGGAGACCAGGGCGCGGACTATTACGGCTTCCCGTATCTGCCCATGCCGGAGTCGAGCATATGACCGAAGACGAGCTCCGAAAGAAAGTGATCGAAGAAGCCTTGACCTGGCTCGGGACTCCTTACCACATCGGAGCGAGGATCAAAGGAGTCGGGGCCGATTGCGCGACGTTCATCCTGCAGGTGTTCGTCGACTCCGGGATCTTCACCGACGAACGGCTCGGGAATTTCTCGGGCGATTGGTGGTGCCACGCGACCGACGAGAAATACGCGATCCACGTTTTAAGGCACGCCCACAAGGTCCTCGAATCCGTCTGCTATCGGTCGCTGAAGATAAAGCCTGGGAGCATCGTCCTCGGGAGAGTCACCAGGTCGAAGGTGCTGAACCACGGCGCGATCGTGATCGACTATCCGAAAGCGATCCATTGCATCGCCCCGCGCGTGTGCTTGACGAACCTGTCGATCGACGCGCTTTGGTCCTACGTTCCCATCGAAGTGTTTGATCCTTTCCAGGAAAGGAAACCGGAATGAGTCTCGGGAAGGCAAACAACGCGGCCGTTCGGCCTTCGGGCCTGGGAACCCAACTGCAGTCGTCGACGTACGGTTCTGTGATCCCGACCATCATCGGGCGAACGCGCACGACCATGTCGTTGATCTGGTGCAACAACCTGCAGCAGCACGGCGGCTCGGGCAAGAAAGGCAAAGCGGGAGGAGGGAAGAAAGGCAGCGCCACCACGTACACCGAGGCCGTGGACTTCCTCCTCGGGTCGAACCCGATCGTCAGCCCGCTGCAGATCTGGGCGGATCAAGATCAAAACTATCTTCTCAACTTCACGGCGCACACTTCCATCTGCGTGTCGGGCGGTTCCGAAACGGTTTCGTTCGTCGACAACCGTTTCTATTGCATCCTCGGCGTGTCGCTCATGACGAAGTACGACGTCACGTTCGACGATTACGGAGGAGGAGGGCCGCAGGAGTTCTCCAACCTCTTCGACCAAACCCCGCTTTGGAACGCGGCGACCGCAGGCCCCGACCCGACGAATCCGACGGCGTATCGCAAATGGCCCTTCTGTTTCTACTGGCTTCCCGGCTCCGGGCCTTCGATAAAAATTCCGGCGATCCCGCTCGGACTTTTCGACCCGTTCGTGAACGACCCCGGATACATGCGCGTGACGATCTACTACGCTCAGTTGCAGCCGGGAAAACAAAGCCCGGTCGCGCAACTGCGCCTCGGGTTCGAGCCTCAACTCGGAGAAGGAAACGAGTACAGCGGGTTCGAGGACCAGCAACTCATCTATCCTCCTTTCGCCGGACTCGGATCTCCGAACTTGGACCTCGGCGGCGGCGGTCTCATTCCGAACATACGGCTCGAAGTCGTCGGGTCGTTTCCTTACTACAGCACCGGCGACGCCGAACACGCGGACATGGTCGAGGACATTTTCAAGGCCGCCCAAGCGCAGGCCGCCTACGGGTTGGCCCAGGCCCGCACTTCCCTGCAACGGGGCCTGCAGTGTTACGAGTTTCCGGGAGCCACGCAAAAGAAAGCCTACGCTTGCGCCGACGGAACGAAGTCGCCCATGCAAGCGCCGGTGTTCGATCTCGGCTGCGGCTCCGGGGTCCTCCTCGCGGCCGCGAGCGCGGCTTCGGGTTGGAGTGCGGCCGCCACGATTTCAGACGACGCCGGACACGTTTGGAACGCGCTGGTGCCCGACCAGCGATCGGCGCAACGGCAGATCTGGTACGCCCTGCCCGACGACGTGGGGAACGCCGCGATCGACCCGGTGGCGTTGAACCTGGCGGGAGCGAACGCCGACTTGCAACTCCTCGAGATCTCGGGTTTAGATTCGGCCGCCCTCGACGCGTACCAGGTTTATCAGTCAACGGGATCCGGAGGGCAGACGAGCCTGACGGGTTCCATCACCACGACGAACGACCCGGGGAAGCCCGCGTACATCGTCGCGTGGGTGTTCTCCGCGAGCCCGATGGACCCGACCAAGTGGAAGCCTCGAACCCCGTTGAAAGTTTTGATCGCTCCTCAAACCGGAAGCCTGCAGCGGAGCGATTACGCGATCGTGCGCAACCCCGGCACGTACTCGTTCACCTACGACCTCGCCGGAACGATGGGAGACTCCCAAGAGTGGACGTTGGTTCTCGTCGCCCTGAAGGCGACCCAACCGGCAAGCTACGCGAAGCCGCTGCAGAACATCCTCGACGACGACACGCTGGACCTGTGCCGTTTGCAATGCAGGGCGAACGGCCTGAAGGGAAGCCTTTGCATGGACTCCCAGAAGAAGGCTTCGGATTGGTTGGGAGACATCTACACGGCGATGAACGCCGCGCCCGTGTGGTCGGGCTTCCGGTTGAAATCCATTCCGCTCTCCGAAGTCTCAGCCGTAGGCAACGGGGCTGTATATACAGCTCCGACGGCGAGCGGACCCGTCGTGGACCTGGGCGAATCCGATTTCGTCGCGGACCCAGGCCAGCCGATGATCACGATCAAGCACAAGGCCCGCGTCGACTCTCCCAACCTCCTGCAGATGCAGCATCCGAACCGCGCCAGCAACTACGTCGACATCAACACGTCGGACCCTTACGCCGGTTCGATCGCCAACTACGGGACGCGCAAGAGCTCGCCCGTGGTCAACCGGACCGTTCAGGACGACACGATCGCGCGGATGCTCCTCGGGATCATGACTCGCCGGCAGAACGTGCTGCGCAACGATTACCAGTTCACCCTGCAGGGCCGTTGGAAGCTGCTGGAAGCGATGGACCTCGTCACCATCAGCGATTCGATCCTCGGGCTTTATTACTTCCCCGTTCGCCTGAAGGAAGCCAACGAAAACAAGGAACACGACGTCGAGTGCATAGCCGAGCCTTTCGTCTACGGCCTGCACGCGCCGATCGAGGCTTCCATCACCGACCACGTTCCTTACGATCCGGGAAAGCTGCACGTGCCCGACAGCGTGAACGCGCCCGCCTTCATCGAGGCCGTCGCCGGAATGGAGGACTCGCCCACGGGTCCGGAACTCTGGATCGGGATCTCGGACGCAGATCCTTTGTACGGCGCGTGTCAGGTTTACGTTTCGACCGACGGCGGGACCTCCTACAAACTCCTGGGGTCCGCGATCGGCAACGCGGTCACCGGCGCGGTCCAAACCGAATGGCCCGGAGGACAGGACCCCGACACGACGAACGACCTGCACGTGGACCTCACCGAATCGCTCGGCGCTTTGCTCTCGTACGGGATCGCGGACGAGGACGCGTTCGTCTATCCTTGTTACGTCGAGGGCGGCTCGGCCGAGGTTCCTTACGAGGTCATGTCCTACGCGGTCGCAGATCCCACGGGCGCGAACAAGTACGCGCTGAAGGCCACCGGAGGAGGAAACCACCTTCGGCGCGGCGCGTTCTTCACGGCGATCGCGGACCACCCGGTCGGGAAGCGTTTCGTTTTTCTCGACCCCACGTCCAAAGGAATTTTCAAATTCGCGCTGGACCCGACCTGGATCGGGCAGACGTTGTATTTCAAATTCCCCGCGATCAACAAATACGGCTTCGGCCTGCAGGACCTCTCGGACTGCACGGCCTATCCTTTCACGCCCTTGGGAATCTGGAAGGCGGTCATCCAGACCAACGCGCCCGATCAGATTTGGAGGATCGGCGTTCTGCGCGGCGACAACATCCTGTTCGGATGCCTGGCGAGGAAGAACAACGCTGACGTGGACGAAGCCGAATTCCGGGCCTCGCTCGTTCCGATCGGAACCACGGTCGATCACGTCGACATGCGGCTGCCGGCAGAAGGAGGGACGTTCGTCCCGGACGGCGTCACGAAGTATTCGGTCACGGGCATCAAATCGACCTGGGCCGGGGCGCATTGGGTGATCTTCTTCACCACGCATCGGGGCCAGTGGTATTACACGTTCCGGCTTCACAGCCAATCGGGCGGGTGGTCGAACTGGACCGAGGGCAACCTCGTGCCTCAGTACGTGGTCGACTACGTCAACACGGAGCAAAGCAGCCTGGTCGATTCGGGTCCTCCTGCAGGCTGGACCGTTCAGGTGATCGCGGGTCCGATCGACGGCACTTGTCAGGTCGTGGCGAGCCGACCCGCGACGAACGGCCACCGGATTCCCTTCGTTGAATTCCAGGTCCGCGACGCTTCGTCCTCTGGTGCATGGCGGGGCCTGGACGAAGACGCGGGCGCGGCCGCCACTTACTACGACGGCTCGGGAGTTTCTCACACGTACGACCCGGTCAATCAAACTCTGACCCGCGACGACGCGACGCCCTTCGGACTCAGCGGCGACAAGGCGTACATGCTCATCTACGATCAACGCGCGGGTCTGTTCAACAAGCAATACTGCGATTGGGGCGGCCTTTCGATCGGGCAAGTTTCCGGCAGCGTCATAAGCGGGTTGACCATCCAGTTTTCGTTCGCGCCCACGGGCGGGCTTTACCACAACGTCCGGATAAAAATAATCCGCGCGCCCTGGGATTGGAACGACTCGAACCCGACGAACGACGACGGATTCCAAGGCATCAACGGGTACAACGGCCTGCAACTTTGGGATCAACCCTCGGCCGGAGACTTGAGCAGCCGGACCTTCACGAGCGCACCGTTTCAGATCCCCGCAGGAAAAACTTTGCAGGACATGCAGGGCCGCGTTTGGTTCGCCAACTATTATTCCTTCAGCGACGACGCCACCGTTTCGCCCTCGCCTTCTCCGGACGCCCCGACGGGTCCGAGTTTCATCACGTATCTCACCGACGCGCCCGTCGTGAATGTCGACTGCAGCCAGGGGCCTTTGTTCAAATTGAAGCTGACGGGCAACCACGCGCTCGGGACCCTGACGAACATGTACGACGGCGAGTTGATAGGAATCGTGCTCCAACAGGACGTGGTCGGCACCCGCACGTTCAGCCTCGCGTCGAGCACTCCTTCGGTCCGCTTTGGAACTCAGGTCAAGTCGAGCGATTACGTTTTGTCGACGACGCCCGGAGCGCAAGATTATTTGATCCTGTGTTACTGCGCGGCCGACAACGTCTTCGACGTGGTTTCCTTCACTCCGGGATACGGTGCATGAGCGACTGGATCGAACGCCAACCCGCAGGAGCGGTCGACAAACTTTGGGATTGCCTCGCCGGCAGCGGCGACGGAATGACCCTCATAGTTTGCGCGGCGAATTCCCGGATCTGGGTTTCCACGAATCGCGGTATTTCCTGGACCGAAGTCCAACCGGCCGGGAACGTGTCGCGGAATTGGCACGCGGTGGCCTGCAGCGCGAACGGCGCGGTGATGATGGCGGCCTGCATCAGCACCAACGGCCGCCTTTACGTTTCCACCAACACCGGGTCTTCCTGGTCGGAAGTCCAACCGGCCGGGGCCGCCGATAAAAACTGGATGACCTGCGCCGTCAGCGGAGACGGCCAAACCATGTTGGCGGGAATATACACGGGGCGGCTTTATCTTTCCACGAACCAGGGATCGAGTTGGTCCGAGGTTCAACCGGCCGGGGCCGTGAGCGCGATGTGGACCTCCTGCGCGATTAATTCCGACGGGACCAAAATGATCTGCTGCGCCCAGACGGGGCGCGTTTGGGTTTCCACAAATCAGGGCGGCGCGTGGACCGAGGCCGTTCCTTTTTAGAGGGCTAAATGTCGAGTTGGGCCGAAAGACAACCAGCGGGCGCGAACAACAAACCCTGGTTCGGCGGCGCGATGAACAACGCCGGCGACTATCTTTTTGTCGGGGCCTCTTCGGGTCGGCTCTACACGTCCACGAACGGTGGAAGCAGTTGGACGGAGCGCCAGCCGAAAGGCGCTGCTGACGGATCGTGGTTTTGTTGCGCCATGAGCAGCGACGGCATGACGTTGATCGCGGGCGACAACGCCGCCCGCATGTGGATCTCTTTCGACAACGGCGCGACCTGGTCGGAGATCCAACCGGCCGGGAACGTGAACAAAAACTGGATGACGGTCTGTTGCGATTTCACGGGCCAAGTCATCTATTGCGGCGTCAACTCCTCGCAAAACACCATCTATAAATCCCTCGACGGTGGAACCAACTGGTCGACTATCACGTTGAACGCGAGCACGTTCACCTGCCAGCAGATTTCGTGCGACGAGACGGGGCAGAAAGTAGTGGTCGCCGCGACCGGGACGAGCGCCGGTGGGATTTACGTTTCGCTCGACGGCGGCGCGACTTGGTCGAGGAACACGGCCACCGCTGGAACGAGCGTGCAAATGGCGGCCGTAGCCAGCAACGGATCGCTTTACCTGATAGCGAACGCGACGCGGATGTACATGTCCACGGACGACGGCGGGAGCTGGACGGAAACTCAACCTGCGGGCAACGTGAACAAATCCTGGCACACCAGCCCGCGCGGGATCTCTGCGGACGGGCAGACGGCCCTGGTGGGCGTTTGGAGTTCCACCACGACGGGACGGCTTTATTCGACGACGAATCAATGCGGGAGTTGGACCGAGGAACAACCTGCAGGCGCGGTCGACGCGGCTTGGCGCGGCTGCATGGTCGTCAGTTTGGACAGCAGTTATTTCATGGCGGGCGTTTTCAACGGGCGTCTTTATTCCACCACCCCGACGCCGACGATTCCTTCGGGCACGAATCGGAATTGGACGAGAGTCGCGATCAGCCCGGACGGCGCGAAGGTGATGGCCTGCGCCGGGATGTCCCGCGTCGGCTCGTCGACGAACGGCGGCTCCTCCTGGTCCGAAGTTCGACCCGCAGGGAACGCGAACAAAAACTGGCGCACCGTTTCCGTCAGCGACGACGGCACCGTCATGATGGCCGGGATCGGGAACGGCCGTTTGTATAGTTCGGTGAACAGCGGGTCCTCCTGGAGCGAAGAACAGCCAGCAGGCGCGGTCGACAAATATTGGAACACGTCGACCTGCGGCTCGACGGGCCTCATGAAAACCGTGGCGGCCTACGGCGGCCGGTTCTACACGCAGGGAACGCTCGCGCCGGTCGGAAACATCTCCGGGTATCCTTATCCGAAAAGCGCTTCGCTGATGGGAAAGATCGTCACCGGCTCGATCTCCGGTTACCCGTACGTGAGATCCCCGATGGGAATGATTTGCACGGGATCCATTTCCGGATATCCTTATCCGAGGTCGCCGATCGAGACGGGGTTCACCGGCAACATTTCAGGCTATCCGTATCTGAGGAGTCCGATCGAAAAGGACCTCGTCGGGTCCATCAGCGGTTACCCGTACCCGCATCACTCCCTGGAATTCGACGCGGCGGGTTCGATCTCGGGCTTTCCTTTTCCGCTGAGCAGCTATTCGTTCACGCCCGGTGGGAAAAAGAATTTCACCGAGTTCTATTTGCTTTTGATGCAGGAACAGCGGCGAAAAATCCGCAATCCTTAACGGAGGATTTATGGGACACTTTCTGTTCATGGTGTTGATGGCGATGGGCGCGGCCCTGCTGTTCGGCGTCGGGTTGATCCCGGACGCGGCCGAAGTCACCTGGTTGAAGATGGTGACGAACAACACGGCGCCGCTGAACGTCATCCTGAAGCTGTACAAAAACAACTACACCCCGGTCGCGGGAAGCACCGAAGCCAGTTTCACCGAAGCCACCTTCACCGGGTATAGTTCCATCGAACTCGCGGGCGCGAGTTGGGGCTTCACGCAGGCTTCTCCCTCTCACGCGGACTACGCGCAGCAGACTTTCACGAGCTCGGCCGACCAGACGGCTCAAACCATCTACGGTTATTATCTCGTTCAAAAAACGAGCGGCTACATCATGGGTGCCGAAGCCTTCGCTTCGCCGTTCACGATCGCCAACAACGGCGATACCATCAAGGTCACCCCCGTCTTGTACCTGAGAGAAGCGACCGAATAACGCACCACCACTTTCCAGGAGACGACCCGATGCCCGAGCACAAAAGAGCAACCGACGCGGAAAACGACGCCGTCGTGATCAAACCCAAAACGGTAGGAATTTTCGGACTGATCGTTTCGACCGTCGCCATCCTGGTCGGAGTGGGAATCAGTTGGGGCGAAACGCACAACGAAATCGGAAATTTGCAGAAACAGTACGCGCAAACGGACGCGAATCTTCAGGCGCTGGCGAAAGAATTCCACGACCATCAAGCCACGGCCGACATCCACATGGACAAATCGTTCAAAGAGGACATGCTTCGACGCATGGACGGCCTCACGAATTTGCTCGTGGAACACATGGGCGTCAAACTGCCGCGAAGGGCCGTCGATCCTTCAGGGCGCTGACGGTTTTTATTGCTTCGATCGTATCCGGCCGAGTGTATACTGCGCCGAAGGAGGTCAACCCAATGATTCAAACTTCTTGTTTCCTAATCGCGCAACGTTTCGTCGGATTAAAAAAGATTCACGACAAGGTGGCGAACCCTCAGATCGTCGCCATGCTGCAGCTTGAGGACCCCGGCATCACGCAGGACGAAGTGCCTTGGTGTTCGGCCTTCGCCAACTACGTCGCGTGGTTGCTGCGCCTGCCTCGAAGCAAAAGCCTGGCAGCCCGATCGTGGCTGCAGGTCGGGAGCGTGGTTTCGATCCACGACGCGATCGTCGGAAACGACGCGGTGATCCTGAAACGGGGCCCGGAGCCGCAACCAGGTCCGGACGTGATCGACGCGCCCGGACACGTCGGCTTCTTCGCCGGCGCAGGTCCGCTCGGAGCGAACGGCTGGCCCTCGTCGGTGTATCTTCTCGGCGGCAACCAAAACAATTCGGTCTGCGTCGAACCGTTCCAAACGTCGGCCATCTTAGGAGTGCGAAGGTTGAATTCGTAAACATCTTGTCGCGGCCTAGCCTTCCATGGGGCGAAAAGAGAACGCCTTCCCGCTCTCCCCGGCCGCGGCAATTCCAAACGCGGGAAGCAGTCAGGAAGGTGACACAATGCAGCATCCGAACGTGCATCAACCTTGGGCCTCATGGTCCGAGGCGCAAATCCTTCACGTAGCTACATCCTACAGCAATCCGTTCCGGTGGCGCACGCGGCGGGAGTTGGTCAACGACTTTCGCCGGCACATGGGGTCGTCCGCGAACGTGGCGCTGCACGTGGGCGAACTGGCGTACGGGGATCGGCCGTTCGAAGTGACGAGTCCGGAAGATCCTTTCGACGTGCAGCTGCGCACGCGGCACGAACTGTTCCACAAGGAAAACATCTTGAACCGGGTCATTCAGGCTTTCCCGTCGGATTGGCAATACGGGGCCTGGGTTGACGCCGACTTCCACATCACCCGGCACGATTGGGCGCTGGAAGCGATCCACCAACTGCAGCACTACGATTTCGTGCAGTTGTTCTCGGGGTACGCGGACCTGTCCGGAAGCACCTACGGGATCGCCCACCTGCCCACGAGGATCACTCCGAGTTTCGCCTTCAACTACGTTCAAAACGGCTATCGTCTGCCCGACGGGTACGAAAACGGCGGGTGGAGGAAGAAGGGCGTCGACCTCGGATATTACGGCAAGCCGATGCCTCCGGGAGTCCGGGGCGGGGTCGGGGCGACGGGCGGCGCATGGGCCTTTCGTCGTTCCGCTTTCGACCTGGTGGGACGCCTGTTGGATGAGTGCATCCTCGGGCACGGCGATTGGTTCATGACGTTCGGCCTGGTCGGAGAAGAAGCGCCCGACATGCACATCGACGGATACTCGGACGACTACAGGAGAGCGATCCTGTCTTGGCAACGCAACGCGGCCCGCATCAAGAAAAACATCGGGTACGTCGACGCGTTCGCCGTCCACCACTTCCACGGGTCCAAGGCTCGGCGCGGGTACGCCAGCAGGGACACCATCCTCGTGAAGCATAAATTCGCGCCCTCGTCGGACCTGCGAAGGGATTGGCAGGGCATCTACCAGTTGACGCCGGACAAACCGAACTTGCGCGACGCGATCCGCGCGTACTTCATCTCGCGAAGCGAAGACGATCCGAATCTTTACGGATCCGAAAAACCGTTGATCTAAACTGAAAGGAGAAAATCCACCGTGCAAATTTTCAAACTTGGAAAAGGCCCGCGCAAAATCGACGCGCGAAATTTGAAACTCTCGAATTACATCAAGGCCCTTCCGACCCCGCCAGGTCCCGAGCAAAGTTGGGTGATGGAAGTGATCGATTGGCCGATGTTCCTGAACGACCAGCTCGGCGACTGCGTCATCGCAGGCGCAGCCCACATGATCCAACAATGGGATTACTACTCGCGCAAATCATTCCTGCTGCCCACCGATCAACAGGTGCTGAAAGCCTACGAGGACGTGGGCGGTTACGTCCCCGGAGATCCCAACAGCGACAACGGGTGCAACATGCTCGACGCCCTGAAGTATTGGAGGAAGACCGGAATCGCCGCGCACAAGATCGGCGCGTTCGTCGAGGTCGACCCCAAGAACCTGTACGAGGTGGCCGTGGCCGTGTGGCTTTTCGGGAACCTCTACACCGGCGTCGCCCTTCCGATCTCGGCCCAAGGCCAGTCCGCGTGGGTCGTTCCGGAAGGAGGAACGAAGAGCGAGCAGGGCCAGCCGGGAGGTTGGGGCGGCCACTGCGTGCCGATCATGGCCGTCAGCCCGAAGACGCTCACTTGCATCACCTGGGGCATGCGGTTGAAGATGTCCCACAATTTCTTCGCGGATTACTGCGAGGAAGCCTACGCCGTTTTGTCTGAGGATTGGATCAATCGACTCGGAATCGCGCCCAGCGGGTTCGATTTCGACACCCTGAAAGCCGATCTCGCGCAACTGTAAGCAACAGGCTTTTTAACTTTCGAATGAAAAGGAGTCTCCCTTGAGACATCTAAAATCTTATGTCGCGGTTTTTCTCGTCGCGTTGTTGTTCTCCTCGTGCAGTCCCGAGACTACAATCACGATCGCCTTGGACGCGATCGCCGTGGCCTCGGAAGCCGTTCCCGCGATCGTCGCT